CCCGAAGCGTATGTAAGCGGACGCGCAATCTTGGGGGAAGCTCGTGTTTGTGCCAATGACGTACATCTTGTTGTCATCGGTATTTCTCTCAAGCTTTACAGTTCCCTCTCGGCAAATCCTTTCATAGCCGAAATACTTGATTGGCTTTGGAGTCAGTCGGTAGACGTAGTGGACGAGAACATCGTCTTGTGGCACGCCAACAAACCTTATCTGGTAGCGGTCAGGATTAGAGTCAGATCGCATGACCGTGAAGTAGTATGGCTCTCCCGATCCGTCTGTGTTGATTTCGAGCTGCTGCCATTCGGTTGGAGATATGCGGCAATGCAAAGTTCCTACCGTGTTTGTCTTCAGAGTTCCTATGTTTTGCAAGTCTGGCGGCAAGTCGTAGAAAACCTGTGGCCTCACCTCCACGCTGTCTGAGTCTACGGTCGCCTTCTGGTTCAGCGTCACCAAGTTGTCTTTGACAGCCACTACCCTCACTGGGTTTGGGAAGTTGTTTTTCGGGAACCGAACGATTCTCCCCGGCGCAAAATGCGTAGCATCAGATACCCGCATTACTTCGTTGCCTGCCCTAATTGTCGCACGAACAGTAGGGCTTTGCGTTTTGAAAGAGCCTGTCCGCTCGTGCCACAGCCAGTCACGGCACTGCATTATCTCGCGCACGCCGCACATTACAGCGTGCCTTACGGCCAAATGCTCGCCGTCCTGCGCTCCCCCACCAGTGCTTGCAAGAAGATGTGCAACTAAATCCTGTGCTGTATTCATTCGCTTGTTTTCTTGCGGCCATATTTCTCTACGACATACTCACGCAGCTCTTCTTTTTTCATGGTCGGCTTGTGCTTTTTCTCAACGTCCATCATTTCTCTTGTCAGCCGCTCGCTTAGACGCTTGCTTTTTGGCCGAGGCTGCGGGCGCCCTTTATGCGTTACAGCGCCCTCCACTGTTAAATTGCGAGCTTCTGCCACTCGCTTTACGTCGCCAGCGCTATCCACCCAAGCCCCGGGGTCTTGAACCCCACGCCTATCTGCGAGACCTGCACAGTAATACTTACCGCTGGGGTTTATTCCGGCCCTTCTTGCGAGCGTGATAATGTTCTGGGCATGGTCTTTCGGCATCCGGTCGAATTGCTGGTTGTTGAGCCTCCCTTCCATGAAAGCCCGATCTCCCCCCTTTACGCCCGGGGGCTGTTGAAGGGCCAGCATCTCGGCCATCCGAGGCGGGACGTTGTTTTCTATCATTTCGAGATAGCTTTGCTGAACGCTTAGTGGGGCGTCTTGTATGTCGAACGGCAAATGGTCTGAGGTACTCAACAGCTTTCTCCAGCTCGTGGTGTGTGTCTCCTAGCATCCCAATCCCGCGATTACAGCAGCGGCACAGGAGCCCCCTGACTTTTCCTGTTTTATGGCAATGGTCAACGCATAACGATCTTTTTCTTTTGCATATCGCGCAGCGCCCTCGCGCTTCTTCGTGCATACTGTCGTATTCTTCTGGAGTCAGTCGATACCTCGTCCATAAGTTGTGTTTTCTTTTATTGGACGGAGTTATAATCCGTCTTTTTTTCATGCCGGATTAAGTTCTTGCGGAACTTGGGGAACTGGTTCCCCACCGCCCCCTTCCCCTGCGCTCTCATCCGGGGAGGGAGGGCCGGAGGGCGTCTGAGGGGAAGGGGGCTGATCGGGCGCAGGAGGCTGTGGTGGTGGCGGGATTAGGTACGGCGATGGGTCGATGTCTAGGCTTGCCGCCCAGTCTTTCATCAGCGCGTTGAATGGCGCCGGGACGCCAGCGCCAACGAGGTTAGACAGGATTGGCCCAAGCGTCTGCACGGCCATCTGCATCTGCTCGACCCGGGTGGCCTTATTCGGTTTTCGCGCTGAACCTGCTTCAACCCTGAACAGAAAGTCTCTTGTGAGCGCGACAATGTCTACAGAGTTTATTGCTTGTTGCCAGCCTGCCGCGCCGAGCGGCCCAATGACTGGCGCTACGTCGAGGGGCTCAAGAAGCCACCTTGCCGCCAGTGCTTCGCGGCGAGCAAGCAGGGACATGCAGTCCTCTAGTTCGTTCGCCATATTGTCAGGGCGAATCGAAATGTTTTCGTTCTTGATCGTTGCCTCTGCGGCTGACCTGAACATTGAACGTGTATAGCCGTACACCAACTCCGACAGGCCCGTGCGTTGAGCAAACTGATCGAGTATTGCAGAGATAATGTCCCACAAGTCTTTGGTAACTTGAGGCATCTGGAAGACGCTTACTATGTCTTCGACTCTCCTGCCGAGAAGCTCGCTGAGTTCGATAATCTTGAACCCGCCTTCGGAGGGCGCGAGAAGCTGATCCTTGATGTCTTGGTCTGCGGCCTTCGTTACAGCAACAACGGTTTCGCATGACGTTGCAATTCTTGTTGCGAGAAAAGAAAAACACCAGTTCAGCAAGCGAAGTTCGCCGATGGCGGGGCGAATGTGGCTGACCGGCCAGCTATACCCGGGCTTACGGTGGAAGGCCAGCATTGTGTAGGGCCAGCCCTGCGGGTCAGCAAAGAACGGAATGGGCCAAGCGGTTCTGGTCAGCAGGCTGTCTGGCAGACCCGTCTCTTCGTTGACCTCTTCTTCTAGCGTTGAAGGCGGGACGTTAAGCGGATACGGAACCCCTTCACAAATAACCAGATAGCAATACTTGCCAAGAGGATCAAAAACACCTTTGTTATCCTTTGGAGCGTCCTTGAGCCTGTCGCCCATGCCCGTCTTGCTCCATATTTTGTAGAACGTGCATAGCTTGTTAGTCGTGTCTTTTTTCTTTTTGTCTTTTGGCTCTCGATTGAGGGTTGGCGAATCCTTCTCCGCGTGCTTCTCTAGGTCTTCTAGCGGGATTCCGTATTGCTCGGCGACCTCTGCCATCGGCCTGACCATCTTGCGTGCGCACCACAGCTGATCGTCGGCGTTGTCGAAGTCGGGGTCTACAAGCAAGTTATCAATCGTGTCGTAAAAGCTTCCGACCATTTTCATCGGAGGCATCTGCGAATCTGCGGTAGTGTCGGCGACAATCATCTCCGTCCAGAAAACGCCCGCCCCCTTTATCATCGCCTCGTTCACGACCATCCTTGCCTGACGCTTTAGGTCTAACTCGACGGGCGTCCAGTTAAGGTAATGCTCTAGGAGGCTTGCCCCCATCTTGCGAATTGCTCGCTGCTGCGCTTCAGCGGCCACCACTCCAATGAGCTGCTGCTGCTCCGGAGTTGCTTCTCCCTGCCCTGCTTCTGGACTGAGGCCCATGACCTCTGGCGGTATATCCGGATACTCCATGACGGAGACCGTGCGCACAGGATTCCTGTGGTAGATAACGCTCGCGAAAATCTCCACCAGCTCAAAGACTTTGTTGAGCTGCATCCTGAAGCTGGGGGGCGCGATGCTGCTGTTGTAGCCGCGCTCGCCTCTAGCGTAGGCGTCCTTCCACATCCAATTATGATCGCCGTCGTAAAACTGACACGCCTCTTTAGCGTCGTCGTTAAACGGCTTTTTGTAGTCCTGTGCGGCCTTGAGCTTTTTGACCCAAGTCTGCACTATCTGCCTTAGTGGGCTACTTTGCGGAAGACTTTCCTGCACTTGTTACCTCGCTTGTCTGCGTGAGTTCGCGCATCGTCTTTGTGGACTCTGCAAAATCCCACACGCCGAGGTCTTGCCATCCGTTGTCTTGCTGGAGCGCCGGATCGTCTTTGTGGTGGCAGCTGTTGTAGACCAGCGAATAGCCAGATGGCGTGAAGGTTACAATGCTTATGGTCTTGTGCCCGGGTTCCTGCATTACCCATCCGACAGTTGGATTGGAAAAGCTCCGGTAATCTTTGCTAAACAAGACAACGTCCCCGATGTTAGGGCGGGGCATAGTCCACGATTTTGTGCTAGTTGCGGCCATTCCTGTCTCCTTGTGGCCCTAAATATACGAACGACCCGTGCTGGTCTGTCAGCCGCTTTTTCCGGTCTTTTTGCCACTGAACCCACCAAGGCTCTTTTTCTTGATACCGTGCGGGAGGCTTGTGGTAACTGGGGCGATATGCGGCGAGATACTCAAGGCATTGGGATATGTGGCACTCTCCCTTAGTGTTCGGCTTGTCAGTGACTATCGCGACTCCAGCCACATGATTGACCAGCTTCCTATAACGCTTGAGTTCTCTTTCGAGGTCTGGGCAGGCGTTTCTCAGCACTCGAATCTGGGGCGTCCCGTTCGGCCTAATGTGCAGCGCAGTTCTGGTACTTTCGCACCGAGCCATGATGTCATCGCATCCTGCCAGAAACGAGGAGCCTGTGACCTGCGACCTAATGCCGTGCTTTACTAACTGTTCGGTGTATTGCTCCGAAGGCAATCGACCGGAGCCGATGTCTCGCAATCTGCCGCCGTGTGCGTCGATTATGAAGGAATGAAAATGAGCGCTGCCGACCTTCTTGGCGAAGGCTTCCCCAAACATCGTTGCGTTGCATTGCCGTAAATAAAGCTGGTCGTAGCAAAGCCAGAAAGATTCGTCTGGAGGGACGGCCATGAACAGGACTGCTGTTACTGCGTGGCCCGGGTCAATAGCACAATACCGCGTCCAAGTTTCTGGAACGATCCCTCCGTCTGGAAGTTCGTCCCTTTCCATGCCGTGAATGCGCATGTCGAAAGTTGGGTACACGAGGATGCTGTCTGTTATGAAGTCGCCTTCGCTGCGCATGCGCAGCACATCCTCGCCGTTTGCCGACCACCTCTCAATGCTTTTGCGCTTTTCCTCAGAGTCTAGAAACGGGTTGTCGAGAAAGCGCAGCTTGAACTGGCGTATTTCAGACTTCTCCCCAAGCTGCTCCTCGCTTGCGTCTGCCCGCTCTTTCAGTCCGAGCAGCGCATTATTCGTGGAGTGCGGCATAGCGCTCCACATTAGCGTTCCCTTGCGGTCAACAAGACGCGCCTGCATTTCAGGCACCCACTGCTCGTTGTTAATATCCTCGTCAATGTGGCAAATGTTACATTGGAAGCCCTGTACCGGCTCGCCCTCTGAGCTAAAGAAGTGAATCTCCCAACCGTTTGTCAGCACACAAGATGACATAAAGTTTGAGCTTTTGAGTACCCATGACTGCTTCTTTATCATCCGTGGCGGTATTAACGGGGGCGCTGGCTTTGTTTCCCCTCGCCTGTGTTCGTCTGTCGCCGGGTTGTACGCCCGCCATTCCTTCGTCTTCTCGTCCTTGATGATCCGAAAAGCACCCGCTCTAAACAAATACGGAACAACCACAAGCCCAATATGCTTCCAGTCCTTCGCCACAATAACAAGGATTCCATTCTCTTTCGGATACTTGCCATGCGGGTCTTGTCCTGTCACGGCCCTAGCATCTTCCACGAAGGTGCATAGACTTTTCCCCGACCTATTGCCGCCGATCACAAGCTTCTCGCTTGCGGTAGAAGAATGGATTTTTTCTTGGTTCGGGTTTGGGCGATACAGCCGAAGCGCCTCAAGACGCCTGTCGCGAATCTCGCTTTGGAGCTGCCTTATTTCGTCTTTTTGGAACTCCGAGATCACCGGCACCTTCGGTATCTTTGCCGGTGGCTTTATTCGCGGGTGACGTTTTGCCGCTGGCTTTTTGGCCGCTTTCTTCTTCGCCATTATCTATCTCTCCCTGCACGATAGTAAACGCGCTTTGTATGCGGGCATTTAGTTCTTCTTCCAGCTCGTCCTCAGTCCACAGGGTTAGTGGCTTTTTAGCTCCACCCTGTTCGACGTTTTTGGAAACCAGTCTGCACATGGTCTCGATAAGCTTGCTTCTTTGAGAGCCCCCCGGCTCGGCGTCCCAATACTGCTTTACGATGACGGCGCTGAAGCCGCCGACCCCCCCGAAGTAGTTCATAACTTGTTCTATGAGTTCGGCTGAGTGCGGGATATTTGACCCGCCCCGACCGATAGCACTCATAAACTGCTTGACGCCTTCGTTTTCAACTTTGGCGAGGGCCGCTTCCCTGCGGTCTTTCTTGCGCAGATTGCTCGCGGCCTTCTGCTTTGCGATGCACTTGCGGCAGTTGGCGCTGAAATAAGCCTTGCCGTTCTGTACTCTGTGCCGATAGTGCTGCTTGTCCTCTGGTAGAGACAGGCCGCAGATCGAGCATGTTTTGTTTTTAGTAGCCATAAAAAAGCAACAGCCCACGGGTTTTAAGCCGCAGGCTGTTGCCCGTTTCAAGGATGAAACAATTTAGATCGCATCGCTGTGCATGTTGACGCGAACTCCTGCGGCAGCGGCGCTGGTTTCAGCCAGCTTCTGGCCGCAGACAAGATCACCGGCAGTAGTGGAAGCCGAAGCAACCGCACCGGCTGTGGCCGAAGGCGAGATGCCTTTGCCCTTGGTGATTGAAGAGCCCGTCTGGTTGACAGTCGTTGGCCCCTTGACAACCAGCCAAACAATGTCGTTTGGCCGAACAACGACGTTGCCGCCGATGTATTCGTCAAGAACTCCAACCGCAACTCCAGCCTTGGCGTTAGTAGCCGTAGCCTTGTCCTTGAAGCTTGCAAGCAAGTCGCCGGTAGATGCCGTGTTGTCAAACACGAACAGCGAGCCAGCGTCTGCGCTTGTCAGATTCGCAGTTCCCGTGTAGCGCGCAGCTACGCAGAACACCAAGCGATTGCTGTGCCGCTCACCAAGTCCCGTAGGAGTTACGTCTTGGAAAGCTTTAACCTGCCCTACGACCTCGCGGCCTGCAATCGGGCCGTTTGAGTCCGTTTCAATCGCTTCGCCACCCAGAAGGGTAGACCCGCGACGGAAAAATGGGTCTGAGAAAATGCTACTCATTCTTTGCGTTCTCCTTAGTTAACTTCTGCGGTGACAGGGGCGAGGGTAAAGAAGTTACGAGGCGACTTAAAACGCATGTTACCGAGCGTGCTACAAGCGTAGCGGTAGCTCTGCGTTTCCTCCGAGTAGAACGGCCCTTCGGCGACCATTAACTGGTTCTCAAGGCAACGAAGTTCGACGTTACCAATCGAGAGACCGTAGCCTCGACCATTCGGGCAAGCGTACTCACTTGTCACTTCTACGCCATCAAGAGTAACGACATCTGAGAAGCCCATTGCCTTCAGGCCGTTTTCCTTGCTGACAACAATTCGCTCTTGATCGTTGTACTGATTCAAGAACTTAATGTACAAGCTGCGGTCAATGCACACGAGGTCGATCTGCGCTTCCTTCGTGTCATTTCGCTTGCACTGATGGATACCTTCCCGAATAGCCTGCACGCAGTTCAGCGTCCAGTTGCCCTTGGTGCCGCCTTCGTTAAAGGAGGTGGCGTTATAGTTGATGATAACGGGGCTGTAATAGTCCAGTTCAGGATCAACAGGAACATCGGGCCAAGTGCCAGTCGTGCCAGCACCAATCCGGCCACCGCCGTAGTAACCAAGCTCGGTCGAAAGACCAGCGTAGTTATCTGACGGGAAGCCAAAGCGGTCGGCAGTGTTAAGGGAAGTTCGAGGCGCAGCAACGTCGGATGACGTTTCGTCAACCGTGCCGTTGTAACCAAGGAAACTTTCCAGACCGTGGAAGTCATTCTCGTTCTGCGGGAGGTTGCCGTCACGATATGGCTGATAGCTCAAGTGCTGCTCAAGGCTTTCCTTGAGTCGCTCGGCCATCTTTGACGCTACGTCAACGAGAGCCTGCTGGCCCCGGTTCTCCAGCATTTCACGACGATAAATCGCATCGGTCGTTGTAAAGCCACGCCACGGGAGTTCCGCTCGCTTCCACATATTGACCCGGCTAAATGTGCGGGGTGTATCCCCCGTATTGCCGGTAACAGGGGCGTTGCGATAGCGGACATTCCAATCGAAGCCGCGACCACTTTGATTCATAATGACATTTCCGCTGCTCTCCAGCATTGCGAAAATCTTGAACTTACGGAACGTCGTCAGCTCTTCTTCGCGAAGATGATTGACGATTGTCGTCCCGATGACTCTACTCCAGTCTGTAGGTGAAGCCATCTGCTATTCC